TCTATATATACACCTTGGCCTAAGTTTAATGATGCTGCTACAGACGGAATAGAGTGGAATACATTGACTGTAATTGGTGGTAGACCTGGTTCAGGTAAAACATTAATTAAAGATCAAATTATCAGAGAATCATTTGCATTAAATCCTAATGATAACTTTAGAGTATTAGAATTTCAATTTGAGATGGTGGGTAGAACCTCAGCAATCAGAGAATTTAGTTCTATTACAGGTAAGACTTATAAAGAACTGTGTAGTGCAGGATCAACATTAAGTACTGATACATTAAACACATGTCATCAATATGCTAAAGAAAGAGTAAAGCACCCGGTTGACATAATTAGTACACCTATGACTGTTAATCAGATGCGTGAACAGATAGATGCCTATATGAATTTACATAAAGGAGTAAACACAATGATAACTCTTGACCATACTATGTTAGTAAAGAGAGCACCATACCAGAATAGCACATTAGATATGTTATTTGAATTAGGTGAGTTCTTTACACAATGTAAAAGAGATTATCCTTGTTTGTTTATTGCTTTGTCACAACTTAATAGGAATATAGACAACCCGGATAGGGCTATAGATGGTAAATATGGTAACTATATACTTGAGTCAGATATATTTGGCTCAGATGCAATGCTTCAGCATGCAGATATGTTAATAGGTATCAACAGACCAGCTAAACAAAAGATAAGGTTCTATGGACCTGATAGATATATAATAGAAAATGATAGAACATTAGTTCTGCATTTCCTGAAAGCTAGAAATGGTGATGCAAGAATGAGTTTCTTCAAAGCAAAGTTTGAACAAATGCAAATTGAAGAGATGGCTACACCTGGACAACAAGAAAGGAGATGATAAATACTAAAAAATTAAATAGAGAAGTTATGGGATTAACACCAGCAGAGCGTAAAGCTAAAGTTACAAAATTAAGAGAAGAGCATGAAGATTACTTTCAAACAGAAGGAAAAATTAATGCATTATATATTCCTAAGATGGCTTACAGACCATCTGGCAAGGATGAATTACACGTTAGCTTCTTTCCTAGTGAAATGGAGAAAGAAAAAGATATATACACAGAGTTTGTAAGTATTGATTATGATACTGAAGACCCTAAAAGAACATTATATCTACATAAACACAACCCTCATTGGAAATCAGAGTATGAGTTAATTACTAGCAACTCAGGATTCCAGAGACATTTAATTCCGGTAAGTGAGTTAAAAGTTATTAAAGATGTAACATCTAAAGAAATACCAGTTCAAAAGTTTAATGATACAGGTAAAGTTGCAGATTTATTTAGCTTACCTAATCCTGATGAGACACCATCTTCTGCATTAGTAAATAAATTAGAAGACATTAATCAAACATTAATAACACTAACCAAAGTAATCAATAAATTAATTAAATAAACATGGCACAAAGCGTATTAGTAATTGCAGATTCAGGTACAGGAAAGTCTACCTCAATCAGGACATTAGATCCTAAAGAGACTTTCATTATAAACATTGCAAACAAACCTTTACCGTTTAAAGGCTACAAGAGTAAGTATACTCAGATTAGCAAAGATAACCCTAAAGGTAATTTAACATCAGCAGCAAGTGCTCCTGGTATTATTAAAGCAATGAAGCATGTTAATGATAAAATGACAGACATCAAAACAATTGTAGTAGATGACTGGCAGTATATGAGTTCTTTTGAATATTTTGATAGAGCCAATGAGAAAGGTTATGATAAGTTCACTCAAATAGCAGCCAACTTAGCCATGGTTGCAAAACTTCCTAAAGATTTGAGAGATGATTTAACTGTAATCTTTTTGACTCATTCAGAAGATTCAACTGATATAAACGGGAATAGAAAAATTAAAGCTAAGACTATTGGTAAAATGATTGACAATACTCTAACTTTGGAAGGTCTATTCTCTATAGTTTTATTTGGTAAAGTAAATAAAAATGATGATGGTGAACTTGAATATGGTTTTGAAACACAAAACTCAGGAGAGAACACATGTAAATCACCTATGGGTATGTTTGAGGATAGTTTTATCCCTAATGACCTGCAGCTTGTTAAACAACGTATTGAAGAATACAACAATTAATTATTAATAAACATTTAAAAAACAGAATTATGTTAAGTACTAAAGACATGTCTGCCGGATCAGGCGGAACTAAACCAGTAATTGGAACAGGTAACCACAAAGTAAAGATCAACTCTATAACATTTGATCAAACACCTTATGATGCAGATGCATTTAATATTACACTACACATAGAAGGTGAACCAGTAACAGGAGAATTTAATGGCTTCTTGAAAGACATGAATAATCCTAATGGTCCACGTTTTGAAGGTCAAGTAGGTAGAGTAAGATTCTCACCGTATCCATTTAAAGATGCTACATTATCAAATGGTAATGAAATTAGCCGTGACACAGAAGTGTTAAAGGCTATGGTATTTTTATCTGAAGTAGTTGGTAAGAGAAATGAGCTAGATGCAATTGAAGCTAACACCATTGAGGATTTCATGGCTAAAGCTGTTACAGTATGTGCTAATACTGGGTATATCAATGCATGCTTAGGTGCACGTGAGTGGGAAAACAAAGAAGGTTATGTAAATAATGACTTGTTTTTACCTAAGAGATCAAGAAATGGTTCACCATTAGAGGCATTAGATGCTGAGAATTCTAATCTATTAACATTTGATAAAAATGATACAAATCATTTCCGTCCAATGCTAAAGAAAGAGTCAGCTACAACAACAAGTTTTGAGCCTGTGTCTACAACAGGTGATGACTTTGACCTTTAATATAAACCAAAAGATTGGGCTCAGTATAATGCTGGGCCCATTTCTTTTTCTTATTTTTGGAATATGTTTAGCACTAAGAACTTTGTAATTGAAGGATCAGATGTACCAAGCACATGGGTATTCCAATACTATTTAGACTTACCAGAAAGACTAACAGGTCAGGACTTAAAAATTAAATCTATTTTTAATCCTAATGAGAGAACTCCAAGCTTTTGTATATATGTTGATAAGACTGTTATGCAATATAAGTTTAAGGATTTTTCTACTGGTAAGAGTGGTAACAAGGTTGACTTGGTTAAGTTAATACTTGGTATCAATTTCTCAGAAGCTATGAGAACAATAGTATCTGACTACAACAAGTTCATAAAAACATCTGATTATAAAGAAGAAAAGTTTATACCACAAACAAGATGGGAAATAGACTTTATAAATCTTAGAGATTGGACTGTAGATGATAGTAATTATTGGTTGTCATATAGAATAGGTAAATCTTTATTAGATACTTATAATGTAAAGCCAATTGATTATTACAACTTAGTTAAACAGGAATCAAATGAAGTTAAGAAACTAAAAATAGGTAGCAAATTTTGCTATGGTTATTTTGATAAGAATGGTGAAGTATACAAAGTATATCAGCCTCATAGTAAAAAGCATAAGTTTTTTAAAGCAAAGCAATATCTGCAGGGCTTTGATCAACTTAAGTTTAACCAACCTTATTTAGTTATATGTTCATCTTTAAAAGATGCAATGTGTCTTAGAAGCATGGGTTATAACATAGAAGTTATAGCTCCTGATTCAGAGAACACTATGATTAAACCTCATATCATAGAGCATCTTAAGAAAAAGTATAAGAAAGTTATTACATTGTTTGATAATGATGAAGCAGGTAAGAATGCTGTGGACAAGTATGCTAATACATATAAAATCCACGGGTGTGTTCCAACTATATGTAAAGACATATCAGATGCTATGGTAGAGATAGGATTTGATAAGTTGCATGCAATGCTAAAACCATTATTGAAAGAAACTTTAAATAAATAATATATGAAATGGTTTATACCGGGAAACGTACCTTCTAGTAAGAATGGAAGAAGATGGACAGGTAAATACTTTATTGCTAGCAAAGCTGTAATGAATTACAGAAAAGCTACTAAAGATATTTATCTTAAATATACTGAAGAGTTCAAGAAAGAACTTGAGAAGCATGAGCTTCCAGTAAAAATATCTTTTAGATTTATTAGAGGTAGCCGCCATAAGTTTGATTATATAAATCCTGCACAGACAGTGCAAGATGATATGGTTAAGTATGGTTGGATAGAAGATGATAATGCAGAGTTTATAATTCCTGCATTTGATCAATATACTTATGATAAAAAGAACCCAGGAGTATGGATAGAATTAATAGAGAATGAACAGAAAAATAATAACAGTTGAAGAATTTTTTAGACTAAAAGAAATGTTTAATGCATCCAAAGAAGATCAAGAGATTGCTTGGGAAATATTTGACAGTCAATATGAGGATAAAATAATAATAAGCCAGTTGATGGCAAAAGCTCTTATGTTTAAAAGCAGAAGAAATTTTATTGACACTGTTAAGTTTGAGTTCATTGCTGATTCTAAAAAATTATATTCTTTTATAGATATAAATACTTTTGATAAAATATACATGGATATATTAAATAAATTACTAGATGATTAACATACAAGATCAGGTTGCACGGACAACCAAGACATTAATATTTACAGAGCCCTTTTATGGGCTCTTTTTAATTGGTATCAATAAGAAGTTTACAGATCAAATTCCTACAGCAGGAGTTAGTAAACATGGCATTGGTATGCAATTGACTATAAACCCAGAGTTCTATAATGAACTCAGTGAAGATCACAGATTTGGATTAATTAAACATGAGCTTTTGCATATTGCATTTGGTCATTTAATATTGAGAGAATTATATTCTGATCACAAGTTATTTAATATAGCAGCTGATTTAGAAATTAACCAGTACATACTGGAAAGTAAATTACCTGATGGTGGTTTATTACTCTCAAGTTTTCCTGAATTAAATCTTCCTAAAAAAGCAGGTACAAAAGAATATTATAGACTTTTGGAACAAGCACAGGAAGATGGGACATGTCCATCTCTAGATAGTTTAATGGACAAAATGGATGGCAACTCACAGTATTGTCATGCAGGTTGGAAAGAGTTTGATGATTTACCTGAAGCTGACAAGAAATTAGTGCAAAAGCAAATTGAGCATCAATTAAAGGACAGTGCTGAACAAACAGTAAAGAAGCAAGGTAATATACCAGGAGAGCTGGCTGAACTCATAGAGAGGCTTACACACATTGAGCCACCTAAGTTTGATTGGAAAGGATACCTTAGAAGATTTGTAGGTAATTCAAGTATAGTCTATACTAAAAAGCTGAGACGTAAGTATAACAAACGTTATGCAGCAAATCCAGGACTTAAGATTAAATTCAAGAACCATATACTAGTTGGTGTTGACACAAGTGGATCTGTAAACAATGATGAGCTAAAGGAATTCTTTAGTGAACTTGCACATATGTATAAGACAGGTCATAAAATTACAGTAGCACAATGTGATACAAAACTTAATAGTGTGAAAGAGTTTAATCCAAGAAAGGATTGGGAAATACATGGTCGTGGTGGAACAAGCTTCCAACCAGTAGTAGATCATTTTAATGAAAACAAAGGGCAATATACAGCCCTAATATATTTAACAGATGGTGAAGCATATTCTCCAGAGGACTGTCCAAATAATACCTTATGGGTATTAAGCAGTATCTCTAATATGAATGATGAACTACCAGGACAAGTAATTAAACTAAATTAATAGAAAATGGCACAAGTAAATTTAAATGTAACAGAGCTAAAAGGATTTGTAAATCACATAATCACTAACAACAGGTATCTACAAGCAGAAGGAAAGAATTCTGTATCAGTAGAAGTTGTAGGTGAATCAGGTATTGGTAAGACTTCTACTATAGTAGAGCTTGCTCAAGATAATAACCTGAAGTTTGTAAAGCTTAACCTTGCACAGATAGAAGAGTTGGGTGACCTAGTAGGTTTCCCTGTACGTCAGTTTCAGATGTATAAAGAAAAGACTGTAGCACCTAAAAAGATTGATGATCTTACTTATACTGCAGCACAAAGATCTGCCGCTTCAGCAGATTTAGCTAAAATGGCTCCCATAACAAAGAAAGTAGGTATGTGGGTTGATGAATTAGCAGTACAAGAGTATCTTAAAAACGGATACAAGATGACTGGTAAGAATAGAATGTCTTATTGTGCTCCTGAATGGATTGCAGATGCAAAGGCCGGTGGTATCTTATTACTAGATGACTGGAACCGTGCTGACACAAGATTTATTCAAGCAGTTATGGAATTGATTGACAGACAATCTTATATTTCATGGACATTACCAAAAGACTGGCACATAATTTTGACAGCAAACCCAGACAACGGAGATTATATGGTTAACAGTGTAGATAGTGCACAGAAGACTAGATATGTAACCGCTAACTTAAAGTTTGATGTTGATGTATGGGCACAATGGGCTGAAGGTGCAGGAATTGATACTAGATGTATTAACTTCCTGTTACTTCATCCAGAACTGGTAACGCAAGAAACAAATGCAAGATCTATTACTACATTCTTTAATGCAATATCAAGCTTTGATTCTTTTGAAGATAACCTCAGCATGATTCAAATGATTGGTGAAGGTAGTGTAGGTGATGCTTTTGCTTCTATGTTTACAACCTTTATTAATAACAAGCTTGATAAGCTAGTAACACCAAAGGATTTGTTGACACATGAAAGTGAGCAGTATATTCTAAATGAACTTAGAAGTTGTATTGGTAAAGATGATACATACCGTGCAGATATAGCTTCTACACTTGCTACAAGACTAGGTAACTTCTCTGTTGTATATTCTCAAGATAATACAATAGGTCAAAAAGTAACTGATAGACTTAAAGCATTGTGTACTAAAGATTATTTTACTAATGATCTTAAGTATTTAATTGTACGTACCATATTTAATGGTAATAAAAAGAAGTTTAACAAACTAATGATGATCCCAGAAATAGTTAAAATGACAATGAAATAAAATGGCAAATAAATCAGTATATCAAGATTTTGATACTGCTGCTTTAACTTACTTTGGATTAGAACAGGACACTACTTATGGTGTCCTTTCTAGTTCAGGGGAGGTTAATAAAGTATTATGTACTCAAGATCAAACAACATATGAAAAAATAAACACTATATTAACGGTTGCTACAGAAGATGACCAAACTTTTAGAACTAAAAAGAAAGCTTTTATATTACCTAAGTGTACTGTATCACAAGATAGATTAAAAGCTGCTCTTAAAGAGCATGGTATAACTGTTACAAATGATTATGAACTAGCTGATCTAATTATAGGACATGAAGATATTACAACTCACCGTCTAGAAAACGCTGAGAATATACCTTCTACTATAATGATGGGCAAGTTGTGGAACTATGAAACAACAAAAGGTAGATCTACAGCAACACATCCTAAAGAAATAGCAATATACAACTCAGGCCTAGAAGTTATATTAACTCCTAAGCTTACAGAAAGTGTGAGATACTATGATTTAGATATAGAAGATAGTTTGTATGATAGCTGGATGTTAACTGGTATGGCTATAAACTTAGCTCATATAATTGATACTACAGATGTCAGTGTTGTTGATCCTGAGACAGTACTTCATGCTTCTGCTAGTAAGATGACTCTTGATGAACAGCTTCTTAGTGATCTTAAAACTCAGTTAAATTCATATGGTGATGATAAAGCTTTAGCTCTTAAAATTATTCCTACTATTGACTATAAGAAAAACTATCATTTATTGTGGCAGTTTGCACAAGACTGTAGTAATATAACATATGCAGATAATAGAGATAAAGATTTGCAGTATTGGTTAGAGGCATCAAACTTTAATGATTTCAATCGTAAGAGTGCACAAGACATGATATTATGGTTAGAGCAAGAAGAGTTATTGTGCAAAACAACTTTTAGATATTTAGAACCTATAGTAAGAAAAGAAATAAGTATTCATAACAGAGATCTTTATACGTTCCAAGTAGCTGTAAAAAAAGAATATCAACAATATTTAAAATAAAACATTATGAGAAAAAAATATAATTTAAAATTTAGTCTTAATGACATTGTATTAAAAGAAGGAGGTAAATTAAAAATACATTCTAAAAATATAGAAAGTAAATTTACTTGTTATTGGCTTGGTACATGTGCAGGGTATGGTATTAATGGTGATGATCTTAGAAACATAGGTCTTGGTAGTTTATTGGACTTAAAAAGTACAATGATACAAGACAAAAGTTTTTATAGATTCCCTGATTTAAGTTTACCTAGACAAAAGGTAGACTTATTAAAGGACAAATATAACATTAAGGTTACCAGAAAAATGGATACTGCAGATTATAAAGTAATATCTAAAAGATATTTAAATAAACTGTTTACAGTTAGCTGGTATCCTGATTATAACAAGAGCCTTGTATATGAGTTTATGAAAAAACTTAAAGAGTTAGATTATTTATCTGAATGTGCTTTAAATAGCTTTAGATTGATTTTAGAAGATACTCCATCTGATGCAATGTTTAGAGTTGACATGAATACATACTCTTGGAATAATGGAAGAAATCAATTATCTACATCTGATCAAAAAGATCAAAATACTTTCTTAGAAAATCTTGAAAAAGTAAAATCAGAATTCTTTAAGGGTGATAAGCACAGTATACTTATTGGTGAAGATAAATCAGATGCAAGAAAGAATGATGTAACAATGTTTAATACTATAATAGGACAAAACAATGTTGTGTTGGATGAATCTCTTATTCAAATAATTGATGAAGGTTTAGCTGTGTTAGATAATGATCAATATAGTGACATAGAAAAAATGGTTACTTGTGAAAGTATAGATGACAGATCTATTGCATTAGAGATGCTTGCTAATTGTAATGTAAATAAATCTTTTGATGTTGTGTCTGGTTTATACTGGTGGCATTATGATTGGATGAAAAATACAAACAATTGGAATACCGTTAACGTAAAAGCTTTAAGGAATCAAATGAAAAGATATGAAGGTGGGCAATCTACTCAGAATATTTGGTCATTTAATAATTACCTTAAATATTTAGCAGAGGATGGAAAAATGACTAAATTTGCTGTAGACAAAACAAGAGAAAAATTACATAGTACACTATTAAATTCTTTTGTTGGACCAAGCAGTGAAATGTTTAAGGTAGACTTAGACAGTCTTAAGATAAGTGATAAATATAAAACAAACGTTATAGATGAATAAAGACCTATTAAAAGAAGAGGAGTTTTATGCAAAGAAAGATTTTTGCTTTAGCTACTCTTCTTTAAATAAATTACTATTTTCCCCCACCTTATTTTATAAGGACTATATATTACAGGACCGTGAGGTCAGAACTGATAAACACTTAATTGAAGGTAAACTAATACACTGTCTCTTGTTTGAGCCAGATGAAGTTGATAATAAGTTTAGTGTTGTACCGGGTAAAAGCCCAAGTGATAGTATTAGAAAAGTATTGAAAGATATGTCTTTCCGTACAGATGCAAAAAAGTTATTTGATGTTCCATCTGAAGTAGTATTGGATTCACTTAAAGAAATAAATTTGTATCAATCTCTTAAAACTGATGAGCAACGTATTGTTAAGATTATAAAAGATGAGTTTGAACCTTATTGGGAATTCTTATCTAACAAAAACGTTGATGTTGTAGATCAGGACACTTACTTAAAATGTAAAGACAGAGTCAGTATACTTAAAGATAATGAAGATGTAATGTCTTTGTTTAATGAAGTAAGCACAGACTTTGATTTAGATCCTATAGAAACATATAGTGAGAAGTATCTTAAGTCAGACCTTATTGATTTAGATTTTGGCCTGCATGGTTATGTGGATTATTATAAAGTTGACTCAGAAAAGAAAGAGGTAACTATATGTGATCTTAAAACAACAGGTAAAACTATATCTGATTTTAGAGATACAGTAGATTTTTATAATTATTGGCTTCAAGCTGCTATATACATGAAATTAGTATATGATACTTTAGGAGATGATAAGGATAAATATGATCTAAAGTTTAAGTTTGTTGTCATAGATGTTTATAATCAAGTTTATGTATTTGAAGTAAGTGACAAAACTATAAATGATTGGGGAGATGGACTAGGAGGTGCTCTTAAAACGGCAGATTTCCATTATAAAAGCAGAAATTACTCATTACCCATTGAATTCTTAGCAAATAAAGTTACCTTATAGTATGGGTATATATACAGATTATTTTCAAAAGAGCAAGGTCTTTCTTTATCCTTTACTAAAGTTAAAGAAGGGCCTGCCTTTTGTTCCTAAAGAAACGTATGTTGCTTGGGATAATGTATATTCTGTTAAAGATTGTAGGTTTTTCTGTTTGTATAAGGCAAAGTTTACAGACAAGTTTAAAAAATTTATTACTGAATATTTAGAAAACAATCCTTACTTTGAAGATTATGTTGAATTAAACAAGAGTAAACATTTATTTATATTTGACTTTACTCCTAAGAAACATGATTATGAAAGATTTATATCAGGAAAGTATTCCCAATTAACACTAGAATCAAAAGTAACTATATTAGATTTCTTTGCTAATGAAGAGAAAGTATCTGATTATGTACAAGGTTTCTTGTCTCCTGAAAGTATGCATCAAGTATATGCAGACTTTTTAGCAGTAACATTAGAAACTTTAGAAAATGTATATGAAACATGTACTCCACCAGACCTAGAAAAAGAAACATTAATTGATAATAATTTAATTATTCAGCAATTATTAAAAAGAAGTTCCATATCTTTGACCAATAAATAAATTAATTATGGCAAACCAAATAGGACAAAACATGATGTTAGTAAATTCTACTTTTAGAAATGCTAAATCATTTACATTAATCCCAGTGAGCAATGACTCACCATATGTAGAAGCTATGTTTGACCCAGCGTCAGGCATTTTAGCTGTCATCAGTAAAGTGATGAAACAATCTTACCACATGGTACCTAAGTTAGATGATAACGGAGAACCAATGAGATTAAAAACACCTAATCCACAAACAGGTAAGACTGTTAAAGAAGAGAGAAGATTAGTTGATACATTCTCTGAGTTTTATCTTAGTGATAGAGCTGACATTGACACGTTTATTCATACATTTGCAGTAAATGCAGATCATTTTAAAATAGAAGATTTCTTTGTAGACCTACAAAAAACAGAACCTTCTAAAGTTATATTACCTGGTCAATAGTTCTTCTTACTTAAATTGACTAAGCTAGAAGTTCTTCTTACTTAATCTAGTTAAAAGGAAAGCTCATTGATTTGGGCTTTTTTTGGCTCTAATAAAAAATAATAGATGAAGAAACATTGGGTGATGGATTATGAAACATTAACTAATTGTTTCACAGGCGTATTTGAACATTATAAGACTCAGGAGACTGAGATCTATGTGATACATGACCTGCGTAATGATTTAAATGAATTCATATCTTTCTTAAAACAAAATATACTAAACAAAGAGTGGCATATATCCTATAATGGATTAGCTTTTGATGGCCAGGTCACTCATTATATATTAGATAATCATCAGGGATGGTTGGATAAAAGTGGTTGTGAGATAGCAAATATTATTTATAGGTATGCACAGAGATGTATACAGAAATCAAATAATAAAGAGTTTTCTGACTACCCACAATGGAAAATGCAGATCAAACAGATAGATATATTTAAAATGCATCACTGGGACAACCCTGCTAAACGTTCTAGTCTTAAGTGGATACAATACAGTATGGATTGGCAAAACATTTTAGATATGCCTATTCATCATGAGACAGAGATAACTACACAAGAACAAATAGATATTATTCTTGAGTATTGTGTTAATGATGTAAGATCTACTAAAGAGATTTACAATAGATCAAAGTCACAAATTGGATTAAGGAAAGAATTAACTAAAACATATGGTATAAATTTATTCAGTGCTTCAGAGCCAAGAATAAGTAAAGAACTATTTGGATATTATTTAACTCAAATGCTAAACATACCTAAGAGAGATCTTAGAAACATGAGAACGCATAGAGATATAATTAAAATAAAAGATATAATTCTTCCATATGTAAAGTTTACATCACCTGAGTTTAATATGTTACTGCAGAGGTTTAACTCTTTAGAAGTTGATGCAAATAATCTTAAGGGTAGCTTTAAGTATAAGTTAGACTATAAAAATGTAATTACTCATTTTGGTTTAGGTGGTGCACATGGTGCTGCTAGCAAAGGTGTTTATGAAAGTGATGATGATATGATTATAATGTCATCAGATGTTACCAGTTTCTATCCTAATCTTGCTATAAAGAACAAGTGGTCACCTGGTCATTTCCCTACAAAAGAGTTTTGTGATCAGTATGAGTGGTTCTTTGAGGAGCGTAAGAAGATACCTAAGAGCAATCCAATGAATTATGTATACAAGATTATACTTAATTCTACATTTGGTCTTAGTAATGATGTTAATAGCTTCTTTTATGATCCTGAGTTATGTATGCGTATAACTATTAATGGTCAACTAACGTTGATGATGTTGTATGAACAAATAATGGAAAGGATTCCGGGTGCTGTTCCTTTATTACAGAACACTGATGGCGTTGAGACACTAATTCCAAGGTCATATGTAGAAGAGTACATGTTAATTTGTAAAGAATGGGAGGAAACAACCAATCTTAATCTTGAACATGATGAATACCAGAAGCTTGTCTTAGCTGATGTCAACAATTATATTGGTGTGAATAATTACATAGATGTTGATATTACTAAATGGAGAGAAGTTAAACAGAGTCAGCCTCATTACCTATTTAAGGTTAAGAATGATAAATTTAGTTTTGCTCCTGTCAAGCTTAAGGGTAGATTTGACTTTCATAATTTACAGTTGCATAAGAATAAATCTAAGCTAGTGATCCCAAAGGCCATATATCAATATTTTGTTAATGATGTATTACCAGAAGAATATCTAGATCAGAATAAAAATATTCTTGATTATTGTATTGGTGGTAAATCTAAAGGTGATTGGAAACAAGTAGCTAGATCTATTCAATCCGGTGTACTTATAGAAGAAGACCTTCAGAAGATTAATAGATATTTTATTTCTAAAGCTGGTGTTAAAATTACAAAGGTTAACAAGAATGATGGACGTGAGATACAATTAGAAGCGGGCAGGTGGTTACAGACTGTATTTAATAAAATGGAAGTAGAACCTAAATGGACTACGTACAATATTGATAAACTATATTATTTGCAAGCAATTGAATCAGAAATAAATTCTATATTATCTGTAAACTCAAACCAATTAAAATTATTTTAAATAAAAAAACATGTCAGAAAAAATCAAATTTAATGAAGATGCCAGGAATGGCCTTAAAAATGGAGTGGATACCTTAGCTAATGCAGTTAAGGTAACACTTGGACCAAAAGGTAGAAATGTAATTATGTCTAAATCTTTTGGTGGTCCACAAATAACAAAAGATGGTGTCACTGTAGCTAAACAGGTTAAGCTAGAAGACCCATTAGAAAATATGGGAGCACAGATGGTAAAAGAAGTTGCTAGCAAGACTAATGATCTGGCTGGTGACGGAACTACTACAGCTACAGTATTAGCCCAAGCTATTGTCAGTGAAGGATTAAGAAATGTAGCTGCCGGTGCCAATCCAATGGATCTCAAGCGGGGTATTGATAAAGCAGTATCAATGGTTGTAGATAATTTAAAGAGTGTTACAGCATTAGTAGGTAGATCTTCTGAATTATTAGAGCAGGTAGCAACTATCTCAGCTAATAATGATGATAAGATAGGAAGCTTGCTTGCTAAAGCTTTTATTACTGTTGGCGTTAATGGTGTAATAACTGTAGAAGAATCTAAAGGAACAGAAACACATGTTGATGTTGTAGAAGGTATGCAGTTTGACCGTGGATACTTATCTCCTCACTTTATAACTAATCAAGAAAGATCTTCTGTAGAGTTAGAGAACCCATATGTTCTTATTATTAATAGTAAAATATCTGTCATGAAAGATCTACTTCCTCTTTTAGAGTTAGTTGCTCAGTCAGGTAAAGCTCTATTAATTGTAGCAGAAGATGTTGACGGAGAAGCATTAGCTACTTTAGTCATTAATAAAATTAGAGGTGGTCTTAAGATAGCAGCTGTTAAAGCTCCTGGTTTTGGAGAAAGAAGAAAAGGAATGCTAGAAGACTTAGCTGTATTAACAGGAGGTACTGTCATTTCTGAAGAGAATGGTGTAAAGCTTGAAGAAGCCACACTGGATTTATTAGGTACTGCAGAAACAATAACTATTGATAAAGACAATACTACAATTGTAAATGGTTTAGGTGATGCTAATTCTATTAAAGAAAGAGTTATGAACCTTCAGTTTCAAATTGATACATGTGAAAATGAAAGTGATAAAGAAGTTTTACAACAACGTTTAGCTAAACTATCCGGTGGTGTTGCTGTACTTTATGTTGGTGCTGTATCAGAAATAGAAATGAGAGAGAAAAAGGACCGTGTTGATGATGCTTTAGCAGCAACAAGAGCTGCAGTTGAAGAAGGTGTTGTTCCAGGCGGAGGTATTGCTTTAATAAGAGCAGGCAAGATATTGCATTCTTTTGAGTCTAATGTTCTTGATGAGGTAACCGGTGTTGATATTGTAAGAAGAGCCATCCGTGCACCATTTAAAACTATTTGTGATAATGCTGGTGTAAGTTCTGATGTTAAATTAGAGAGAGTTATGAATGAACCAATTGGTACAGGTTATAATGCTAAGACTGATGAATTTGTAGATATGTTGGAAGCAGGTATAGTTGACCCTAAAAAAGTAACAAGGGTAGCTCTAGAAAATGCTGCGTCAGTAGCTGGTATGATACTTACAACAGAATGTGCACTAGTTATTGATGAAGATCCAATGGGTCCACCAATGGGAGGTATGCCAAGTATGCCCGGCATGCCATTTTAAAAACAATTAAACAATAAACATATGGATTATTTTGAATTAGAATGTGCAGTTGAAAGCTGGGCAGAAGAAAAAGGTATCTTTGATAAAGCCACACCAATGGCCCAAGCTTTGAAGACATTAGAAGAAACAACTGAGCTTTGTACAGCTATCAATGCTGATGACCATGAAGAGATTGTTGATGCTATGGGTGATATTATGGTCACCTTAATTATCCAAGCTAAGATGCAAAATGTATCTTTAGAATACTGTCTCAAGTCAGCTTATAATGTAATCTCTAAGCGTACAGGCAGGATGGTTAATGGTCAATTTGTAAAAGACTAGTGATTAAAGTACAGTCAACTAGAACTCTTGTAACTAAACCAAACAATAATAGTGCTAATTGCATAGCTCCCAATATTATCTACGGATGTTTTGGGGGTTGTGTAAACACTTATTGTTATATGTCTAGGTATAATGGTAAAAGAGTTTTTGTCAATGAAAACGTTGATCAAATATATCAGTCTGTAGTTGAATGGGAAAAATCTTATTATAAAGAACCTGATCAACAAGACCCTATATATACTATGGTAGATGTTGCATGTAACTCAGATTTAGTTTTGATGCAAAAGCATATGCCAGAACCTTTGATTGATTATCTAAAGCGTTATGATGATCATCCTCAACTTAACAGTACAATGGCCACTAAGTATCCAGGATTGTTGAAGTTAGATGTAAATCACTTTAATAAACCTCCAAGGGTCCGTGTAAGTCTTATGCCTCAGAAGTATTCTGATATACTAGAACCTAAGATGCAAAAGATTATGAGCCGTATAGAGGATATTAACCGGCTCAAGAAGTTAGGATGGGAAGTTCATCTTAATTATAGTCCTTTAGTATTTTATCCGGGTTGGAAAGAAGAGTATAATGATCTATTCTCTCAAGTAAATGCATATGCAGGCATTAATAAGTGTGAAGTTATAGCTTTAACTAATCATAAGAAACAAATGGCTAAAGCATCTCCAAAAGCACAAGAGTTAATGAGACGTTCATATGAGTTAAAGAATGCATCAGGAGTTATGAGGTATCCGTTAATGCATAAATCACGTTTAATCAGAGAGTTTAAGGATATATATAAGAAATATTTTCCATTAGAAACAATAAGATATATATTTTAATTTGCTGTGTCAGATTAATTTATTATATTTACACTTTAAAAGTTTATAACTATGGGTTACAAAAAACCAAAAGATGTTACCAGAGCATATCTGGAAAATACTCCCTTACCTAACCACGGTAAGAGCTATACAGTAGTATCACATAAGTCTGTGATAGACAATACATTAGCACTATTAGCTGCTGGTGGATTTACAATAGAAAAAGAAATATATAGAGCAAACATGAATGCCAATGTAGCACAAGGCATATATCATATCTATCCATCTCAAAC